GATCGGGCTCGCGTCGCCGGCGCCGACCGAACCCGTCGAGATCGTCGAGATCGCGCGCGTCTGGCGCGAAGGGGCGATCTACGAAAAGGGTGCTGTCACCGTCCACGATGGCGGGGTCTGGCAGGCGACGCAACCGACCGCCGTCAAACCGCCAGGACGCACCGGGGAATGGCAGCTGCTGGTTGACGGCATCCGGAACGTGCTCGCCTATCAACAAACCGCGGACCCGCGTCACTATGGGTTCCGCGTCGTCCTGACGTCGGGGAACTGGATCGATCTCCCGGTTCGCCTGCCGATGCCGCACCACCGCGGACCCTACGAACCCGACGAACGCTATGCGCAGGGGGACGAGGTCGAATTCGAGGGCGCGACGTTCCGCGCCCGCCAGGATCGGCCGCCGCACGCGCCAGGATACGGCGACGACGGATGGGACCTTGTCTCTGCACGCGGCGAGCGGGGGTTCCAAGGTCCGACCGGCGAACGCGGCGAGACTGGAATGTGTGGCGATGTGGGGCCGCAGGGCGCGCCAGGGCCGCAGGGAGAACCCGGACAGCGCGGGGTGCAGGGTCGCCCCGGACGTGGCATCCGTGCCGTGCGCGGGCTTGGCGCCGGTTTCGTGCAATTAGTCTATGACGACGACGAACTCTCCGACCCGATCGAGGTTTCGCCGTTCCGCTTCCGCGGGGCCTATGCCACGGGTGCGACCTATGACGACCGCGACATCGTCCGTCATCTTGGCAGTCTGTGGATCGCGCTGGTTCGAACCAACAACGTCCCTAGCGCCAGCAATCCGGATTGGGAATTGTTCCTTTCAGGAGGAGGGGACGCGGCGGCATGACCTGGATCGAGCGCTGGCGCTACACGCGCGCTGAATTGCAGGGCCGCGCGCGCCGGACCCGCGCGCCGACGCTGTCGCCGCTGACACCCGCGGAAATCGTCCTGCATCTGCGACTTGCGCCAGGATCGGAAACCGGACCCGAAAAGGAGCTGCTCGATCGTCTGCAGGCGGCGATGGTCGGACACCTGGAACGCTATGCCTCGATCGCGGTGATGGATCAGGAATGGCGGTTGACGCTGAATTGCTGGCCGCCGCCGGGGGTCGCGCTGGAACTGCCCTATCCGCCGCTTGTCGAGATCACCGATATCAGCATGCCGGACCCTGGTTTCGATCCCGCGGATTTCCTGATCACGGCGAGCGACGTGTTGCCCGGCATCCTCTACCCTGCCGAGGGCCATTTTTGGCCCGGCGGGGCCGGGCGCCAGGACATCGCGATCGCGCTGCGCTGCGGATACGAGGATCCCAAAGACGTGCCGCCCTCGATCAAACAGGCGCTGCTGACGGCGATCGCGACCGGCTACGAAAACCGTGAATCGCTGTCACAATACAATCTGACGCCAATCCTCGAATTGGGCTGGGAGAACCTGATCATGCCCTACCGCGAAGCGGGGTTTGCCTGATGGCGGAACAGCCGCAAACCGAGTCCGTCTGGGATGAATTCAACCGCTCGATCCCTGATCTGGTCAAAGCGCGCGTCGAATTGGACGCATGGGCGAACGCCTGGGGGATTGTCCTGGAAATCGCCGATCATCATCCGGACGCGACCGCAGCGATGATGGTCCGCGCGTTCTATGTCGCGCTGCGCGACCGCGGGATGTCTGTTCCGTGGCCGCGCCGCTTTGGGAACCCGCCCTGATGCCGCTGCCAAAATCGCCTGCTATCGGCACCTTCCGCAACCTCGCGCTGATCCAGCTGTGGCGCGACGTCCCGGTGGACGAGGAACAGTCCCTGCCGGGGTATGTCGACATCGCCTCGGCCTGGTGCTCGATCGTCGCGACTGCCGGCGACGTGTTGTGGTCCGGCGGGTTCGCGACCGCGGAGCGTCCGACGCATGTCCTGACGATGCGCTATCGCGAGGACCTGACGCACGAACATCACATCGTCGTCGCCGGACAGCGTTTCCGCATCCTGCGAGTGCAAAAGGACGATGCGCGCCGCTTTGTCCGCGTCGACTGCGAACTCTATGGCGACGCCTCGATGGTCGCCCGGCCACCTGCGCTGCTCCCCGTCGCGCCGATCCCGGAGGATTTCTAACAATGCCGCTCGGTCTGCTGTTTTGGGTCTTGATGATCCTGTGGCTCGTATTTGGCTTCTGGCAGTGGCGGCCGAACCTGCCAACGAATTACGCGCCGTTTGGCGGCCACATCCTGCTCTGGATACTGCTGTTCATCATCGGCTGGCGCATCTTCGGTTTTGTGATCCAGGGGTAGGACGGATGCAGCTGTCCGTAAAAATCGACGTTTCCTATGTCCAATTCGACCGCAAAGCGGTGCGCGCCGCGTCGCGCAAGGGCGGACAGCAGATGCGCGCCGAAATCCGCAAGCGCGGTGGCGGCCGCGGGGTGTCGCCGCCAGGATCGCCGCCAGGACGCCGCACCGGGGCATTGTGGCGCTCGGTCTATGGCCGCGCGTCCGCCAGGGGCTACGCGATGGTCGCCGGGACCGCCGCCACGCATGGGCATTTCCTCGAATTGGGGACGCGGCGAATGGACGCCCGTCCGCTGGTTCAGCCCGCGTTCGCCGGCAAGCAAAGCGTCATCATCGGGCTTTACCGCGACGCGATCGGCAAGGGGATCACCGCGACCGTGGGCTCGCCCGGACAGCCGCCGTCCGCCGTCGAGATCGGATGATGGATAAGCCGCACGGCCCGCTGATCTATACGATCCGAAAGGGCGCGGACGTCGTGCCGCGCCGAGTCTTCTATCCGATCGTCGCTGTCTTGATCGTCGGGGTGCTCGGCCTCGGCCTCGCCCTCTCCCTGGGGCCGCACTGATGGCCGGCCGCCTCGACATGTCGGACCTGATCGGCAAGCTGCGCCGATCAACGCCCGCGCGCACTTTCTTTGCCGATCGCGTCGCCGGGGTCGCCGATGAAACCCGCGTCGCCGAATATGCCAACATGCAACCGCCTTGCGCTTATGTCGCCTATATCGGCGATAGCGCCGCCCCCTCCGACGCGATTAACGAGAACGTGCAATGGGTGACGGAAACCTGGGCGATCCTGGTCAAGCTTGCCGCGCACGAAGAAATCCGCGGCCAAGCGCCAGCAATGACGATCCCCGCGATCCGCCGCGCCATCTTTAAAGCGATATTCAACTGGAGTCCGACGACAGGGTACACGCTCTTTTCTTATGGCGGTTCCAGCTGTATCGGGATCAGCCGCGACGTCACGATCTGGCGGTTCACCTTCATGACGCGGACGCAAATCGACGAATGCGATGGCGAGACTGAGGAACAATTCGATCCGTTGCCCGCGTTCAAGGGCATCAACGCGATCGTCGACGCGATCGACCCGCACGATCCCGGATTGCCGCCTTCCGAAGAATACCAGGAATATGCCGCCTCGCGTGCGGGGCCGCCGCCGTGGGCAACCGGGCCGGAAGGGCGCATCGAGGCGCGCTTTACCCTCGACAATCTCGACACGATCCCGCCACCGCCTGCGCCAGGACAGCTACCGCGCAAACCAGAGGACAAGCCGAAATGACATTTCATCCATTGCGCCCGGAACGCGGCGCGCCACTGCGCGAAGATGGGCCGCGTCTCTTTGTCCGACCGCGCGAGGGCTATCTGGTGCGCGACCCGACGACCGGGCAGCCGCTGCGTCCGGAAGGGCAGGAAATCAGACGCCACCGGATTTACTACGAGCGCCGGATCGCGACCGGCGACTGTGAGCGGATCACTCCGCCACCGAAAAAGGGGGAATGACCGATGGCGATCAGTTTCAACAACATTCCGGGGAACCTGCGTGTCCCGCTCGCCTATTTCGAGATCGACCCGTCGCAGGCCGCATCCTATCAGGAAATCACCTATGCGTTGCTGCTTGGGACGCACGATCCGACGCGCGGTCCGCTTGAGGTCAACCGCCTGACGCGCATCCGCAGCCCCTTCGACGCCGACGGGCAATGCGGGGTCGGGTCTGCGCTCGCGCGCGCCGCCGGGGCGTATTTCCGCAACAATCAATCCGTCCCGCTGTGGATCATCGCCGCGCCCGAAACCGGATACACCGCGGGGGTCGGACGCTTCGAGGTTGGTGGTGACGCGATGCAGGGCGGAACGATCCCGCTCTACATTGGGGGCCGCCTGATCCGGGTCTATGTCTCTGCGGGAATGAGCGACGAGGATGTCGTCGAGGCGATGGTCGAGGCGATCAATACCGACCCCGCGATCGGTGCGACCGCGACCGCGACCGCCGGGGGCGGTCCCGCCATCCCGACCGCGGCGACCCTGAGATCGGGGTCGTTCCTCACTGCCGGCCAGGGCACATTGTTGTCTGCGCTGCAGGCGATCTCCGACGGTGCTTTCGCCGTGTCGGTCAGCGGTGCCTCGCGTGATACCGGGGAGATCGATTTCGCCGGAGCCGCGACGCTTGCCGCCTGCGCCGCGCTGATCCAGGCCGCGCTTGCGCCGGGAATAACGTTTGCCTGGAATGCCGGTACGACGGGTCATTTTAGCCTGTCGACGACGGCGACGGGTGAGGCCGCGACCCTCGATTTCGCCGGGCCGCCCGCGGATGGGACCGATATTTCCGGGTTGCTGTTTTTGACTGCCGCCACCGGCGCCTCGCTGCAACAGGGAGCCGCCGGCAGTGCCAATCCGCGCGCGGTCGTGACTTCGATCAATCCGGGGGTCGC